TAATTCTGGTAAAGATTATAATACAGCAAGTCAAGAAATAGGTCAAAAATTAGTTGATGTTTATGTTAAACCATTAATTGGTGATGACAATAAATAAAAATAAATTATACATTTTTTATATTTTTCATATTTTAAATTAAAATTTTAAATATTATATTATTATATATATAAAATGATAAAACTATATTTAAAAATAAAAAATACAAAGAACAATAAATATAAAATAAATAATACAAAGAAAAATAAACAAAAATATAAAACAAATAATACAAAAAAATATAAAATTAAAAAAAGTAAAACTATTAAACATAATTACTATAAAATAAAAACAAAAAAAATAAATAACTATAATAGAAAAAAAATAATTAAAGGAGGGTCAATATGTAATTTATTAAAAGTTGAAAATAATAGTAGTGTAGTCTTAAAAACAATACCTGAAAAAATAAAAAAAGAATTACTAGAAACACAAAAAGAAGTAGATAAACTTAACCTTAAACCAAACTCAAAAAATATTGATTATGATAAAAATAATGATTTATCAAATTTAATAAAGATTCTAATTACAACTAATAATTTTGAAATTAACAGTGATGATACTGTAGAACCAGGTATTAACATAGATTTGTATGATTTAAATAACAAATGTGGTGCTACTCAAATACAAACAAGTGGTAATTTAAATGATTGTCTAATTCATAGTATTTTAACTTGTGTTAGTGAAGATTTTAGAAAATTAAAACAAAAAATAGATAAAGATACAATTGCTTCAGCATTTAGAAGAAAAATATTACCATATATTGATGGAATGACAGAACTTAATAAACAATTATTACAAAGTTTGTTATTTTTAGATGATAGGATTATAGAATCTATTAACAAATTTTATAGTATACGAATAATAGCAATTAATGAAAATTATAATACAGATTTAAATTTTATAAATCTATATCTTGTATATGAATATAGTAATGACATTTTTTTAATTCATAATAGTAATAATATTCATTTTACGGCAATAAAATTTAAAAATAGTTATAATGTTTCTGATAAAATATTTAATTATTTAAAAATTAAACAAGATGAAATATTAAATACAAATAAAAATATAACAATAAATGAATTAAATAAAAAAGTTTTAGATGAAGTATTACAAAGTTTAGGACTTACAAAAGTAAATGATACAAAATATAAAAATAAATATAATACAGAATATACTATAGAAGAAGCACAACAATATTTATTAGAAAATGGTTATAGTTTAAATTATCCTTAATAAATTTAATTTATAAAAAAATAATTTATAGTTTAAATTTTAAAATTTATAATATTTATAAATTAGTTTTGTTTATAAAATGCTAATCGTGCTTGACGTATTTCCTCTTTTGTAAGAGGTTTTTCAATAGGCTTATTTTCACTTTTTTTTTCTTGTTCTTTAGCAATATCTATCCTTAGTGATTCCTCATATTCTAAATCTTGTTCTTCTTTAAGTGTTCGTGATTGTTGTAATTTTTGTTTTTGTGTATTAAGTTCTTTCATACATTTTTCACGGGCTTCTTCTTCTTTAATTTGTTGTAAAATCATATTCATATACTGTTCTTCATCAATATCAAACTCATTATTTATAGTAGAATTATTTATAATAGTATTTGATTGAGTTTGAAGAGCAATATTAGATTCATAAGATTCTTGTAATATTTTTTCCATTATTTCATCATCTTTTTTTTTTAAATCTTGTTCTCTTTGTAATTTACGTTTTTTATCATCTTCAATTGTTTGTAAAGATTTTTCTTGTATTTCACTTAAAATTTCTTCTTCTGTTTTATGATAATCTACTAAAGATGCTTGTAATGCTATTGTTAAGTCATCATCATTATTCATATGTTCAGGATTTAACTGATGAATGTTTTCTAATTCATCTTCTGTTTCATCAGTTTCATCTTCTGTTTCATCAGTTTCATCTTCTTCTTCATCGTCAGTAATAGTTTCAATATCACGTTCAAAATCAAGATTATCAGTATCTTCGTTAGTATCTTCACTAGTTATGTCATTGTTAGTTGATAATGATGATGACCCTGATGATGACCCTGATGATTCTGACATATGATTACTTATTTCTTCAATAGATGCTTGAATTGCTCTAAGTAATTCGTCATCTTCTTCTTCATTATGAAAAGACATTTTAAACTTATAAATAAATTATAAATAAATTATAATTTAAATTATTTTATTTATTTAAAATCAATTTTTTTATAAGTATTATTATTATTTTTTTATAATTCTTGTTTTATTATAATTATTTTATTTTTTATAATTATTATTTTATTATTTTAATAAATCTATTTATAATTATTATTTTTTGTTTATCCAGAATAAAATATAATTATATATTAATAATTAACTAACTTAATAATAGTATTAACTAGTATTATAAATTTATAATTAATTTTTTATAATAAACTCAATTGAATTACATAAAAATGGTGTTTAAAGATTGGATTTTACCTATATTAATAGGATGTATTGCGTCATTTATTTTAATATCTATTTTATACAACAATAATAATAGCCAAATTAATTCTCTAAATAATACCAACTATTTAAACCAAAATTTTGCTAATATTGGAGCATTAATTCAACTACAAACTTTTCACAATAGTAATAAACCCTGGGTTCCATTAGAAAATAATTGTGTTGTTTCTAATGAATTAAATAATAATAATGTTAATACTAATAATAATAGTAATAATAATAGTAATAGTAATACAACTGCTACTAATAAACAATATGGTATGAAAATAACTACCACAAATTCGCCTGTTTATTCTGGAGAAACTACTAATAAACCACTTTATAATTATTATCCACAAATATCATTAACTACTGAATAAATAAAATGATTAAACTAAATAACATTTTGAAATGATTAAATTAAATAATAAAAATAAAATATATAATTAATATAATAAAAAAAAATGAATTTATGTAAATATAAAAATATTTTTGGAGAAATTGGAACAGGTGCTCATAGTATTCGTATTTTTAATATTGCTATTGTTGATGTAATATTAACTATTTTAGGTGGTATTTTAATACAAACTATATTATTACAATGTTTTCATATTTATATTGAATTAACTATTGTATTAGTATCATTATTTATTCTAGGTATTATTTTACATCGTATGTTTTGTGTAAGAACAACTGTTGATAAATTATTATTTAAAAAATAAAAATTATAATTAAAAAAATGTTTCATTCTTTAATTTATTTCTATATGGTTATGATTAATTATTATATTTTTTTTGTATTGTATCACTTATAATTTTACCTTTATCAAAAGTAATTACTCTATCCATACCTTTGGTCATATCATTATCGTGTGTAATGACAATAACTGCTTTCTTTTTTGCTATAATATCAATCATTTTTTTTATTTGTGCTTTGCTTTGTGGGTCGAGGGCACTGGTGGGTTCATCGGCAATAATTAAGTTTGCGTTTTGCATTGCTGCTCTTAAAAACCATATTGTTCCTTTTTGTCCTCCACTAAAATTTTGCCCTCCTTTACCAACTTTTTCATCCATACGTTTTCTAAATATCTCTTCTAATTCTATAAATCCATTTTCTTTCATAAATTTTAATATATGTTCTGCTGTTATTTCTGGTGGTAAGCCATAAGTTAAATTTTCCCTTAATGTTCTATTGAATAATTTAGGATGTTGAGGAATATAAATAATAGTTTGACGTAAAGTATCAACATCAATTTCAGTTATAGGAACTTCATTAATGTAAATATTACCACCTTGAAACGATTGTAAGGATACTAATAATTTCATACACGATGATTTACCACTACCAATACCACCCATAATGGCTATTTTTTCAAATTTTTTAATTCGTAAATTTAATTTATTAAATAATTGTTCTTTCGCATTATCGTGTGTATAATCAACATCTTTAAATCTAATATCTAAACCTTGTTCTGGATGTGGTATTGTTTTAGTTTTATTTACACTATTTGGTTTTGGTAATTCATCTATAAAACTATCAATTAATTCAATATGTGTTTTAGTATTCATAAAATCTTTGGCTGATGAATAAAGAGTTATTAGAGAACCTAAAATAGTATAGTTAATAATAAATACACTAACAAGATTATTTACTTTTATCTTACCATTTAAAAATAAACTATATGCTACATAATTAAGAGATAAGAATAAAAATATATTTACTATAGAAAAGTATATTTTAAATTTACGATTGCATAAACCTGAATTTCTTTGTTCATTTTTAGTATCTTCATTAATATCATAAAGGCGTTTCTTTTCATCAGGTATTTTTTTACTGGTATAAATAGATAATAAATTTTGTAAAGCATCATCTATTTCTTCGTGACAACTATCATATTTTTCTTCTACACTCTTAATATTATGATTACAACTGTTAAAATAAAGGCGAGACATTAAAAATACAACTGCTACACATCCTAAATAAATAAATCCTAAAGAAAAATGGTTTTGATAAAGATATACGAAATTAGATATAATCAGAATACTATTGGTTAATACAAAACTTTGTATTTGATTAGATACATCATCTAAAATCCAAGGTAATTTTATTAATTTTGTAAGAATATCTCCTATTTGTAATTCTTTATAATTTTGATTATAACGGTCTACAATTAAATCAAAGAAAAATTGTCTAACATAGGCGTGAAATTTAGGCCATATATAATTATCTATATATGAAATAGCAATATGAAATACTTGTATTATACACCATATTCCTAATAATATAGCAAATAAATATTTAGATTTTTTTAAATTAGCATCTTTTAAACTACTTATGACTTCTCCATAATAATGGGGAACCGCAATATTTTGTAATGGTAATGATATAAATGTTATTAAATAGACAGTATACCATTTCCAATTTTCTTTAACAAATGTAGTATATAATTCATATAAAACTGTCATTTGTTAAATTATTAATGTTAAATTAATAATGATAGTTAGAGTTTATTTTATTTATTTATTTAATTTTAATTTAGATTT